CGTTAACCAAAATATTCCTCCAACAATGGGGTAAAAGTACAGATGATGCAAATTTAAATATGTACTCTAGAACTTGGTGGCAATCAAATCGTGTCAATAAACAAAACGCATTTAGACTAAGTGATAAAGGGTTCGAGTTCTTAACTAACGACTTAGAATTAAAAAGTTATGAAGTTCCATTTACAGAGTCTATTGAACTTAGCCCGCAAACAATTATCTTTTTGGAAAGATACATCGACTGTCCATACTTCTTAACTACTGAAAGTATTACTGTATTTTCGGAAAAAAAGTCATTTGAGTTGTATCTGTTTTCCGACGATATCCGAAAATTTGGACTCATTAAGGCTATGAATGAGCGGCAAAAAGAACTAGACTCCTAAAAGTCTGCTTGACAGAGTTGCTGTATTGCGCTATAATACATACATAGCGAAACAACTTTAACCCGCAACTTTAAGGAAATGTAAAATGGCAGAAATTAACAGCCGCACAGTTGGCCCAAAAAATGCTAAAAAGTCTCTACGTAAGGCTTTTAAAAGCAAGCGTCCAATCTTTCTCTGGGGTCCTCCCGGAATTGGTAAATCAGATATTATTAAACAGCTTGGTACCGAGCTCGAAGCTCACGTGATTGATGTACGGTTGAGCCTTTGGGAACCCACTGACATTAAAGGTATTCCGTATTTTGACTCTAACGATGGTACCATGCGTTGGGCTCCTCCAAGCGAACTGCCTAGCAAAGCGTTTGCGGCGCAACATAAACAAGTTATTTTGTTCCTAGACGAAATGAACTCTGCGGCTCCTAGCGTACATGCGGCCGCTTATCAATTGGTGTTGAACCGCCGTGTCGGTGCATACGAATTGCCAGACAATGTTGTAATTGTTGCGGCTGGTAACCGTGAAACTGACAAGGGTGTTACATATCGTATGCCTGCGCCATTGGCTAACCGATTTGTTCACTTGGAAATGACTGTTGAATGGGAAGACTGGCAAGATTGGGCAGTTGAAAACAAAGTACACAAGGACGTTGTAGGCTTTTTGACTTTCTCTAAGAAAGACTTGTACGACTTTGATCCAAAGTCAGGTTCACGTGCTTTTGCTACTCCACGTAGCTGGTCCTTTGTTAGCGAATTACTTATTGATGATGACTGCGATGCAGATACATTAACTGATCTAACTTGCGGCTCTGTAGGCGAAGGTCTCGCTGTTAAGTTTATGGCACACCGTAAACACTCTAGTAAAATGCCTAACCCAACAGACATTTTGTTAGGTAAAGTTAAAGAGATGAAATCTAAAGAAATCTCTGCACAATACTCGTTAGTTGTTAGCCTGTGCTACGAACTTAAAGATGCATGTGACAAGAAAGATAAAGATTGGAATTCAAAGGTTAATAACTTCTTCCAATTTATGATGGATAATTTTGAAACTGAATTAGTAATTATGGGTACTAAACTATCGTTGTCAACTTACAAGTTGCCGTTAGATCCAGATGAAATTGCATGTTTTGATGACTTCCATGCTAAGTTTGGTAAGTACATTGCCCAGGCTACTGAAAAGTAATTTGGCATAGCATCAATTGACAGGACCTGCGGGTCCTGTTATAATATATACATATTGAAACATTAGGAGAAGAGATGGCACACGCAGATCCAATTATTGACAAGATTATCGTAGCACGAGTAGGCTTGCTACTTCGCCATCCATTCTTTGGAAACCTTGCTACACGTTTACAAATTAAAGAAGCAAGTGATTGGCTTCCTACTGCGGCTACAGACGGTCGTAACATTTATTTTAATCGAGATTTTTTTACACCGCTTACTACTAAACAAGTAGAGTTTGTTATTGCACATGAGATTCTCCATGCAGTATTTGACCACATTGGTCGTAATGAGAGCCGTGATCGTAAAATCTTTAATGCGGCGGCTGACTATGTTGTTAATGGACAATTGGTACGTGATCGAATTGGTGAACAACCTCCAGAAATTAAAATCTTCCATGATCCTAAATATTATGGTTGGAGTGCTGAACAAGTATACGACGAGATTTATGAAAAATATGATGACGAACAATTGGCCGCGTTAGGTCAATTGCTTGACGAACACGTTGATTGGGGTGACAACGGTAACAACGGTAATCAACCACAGTATACTAAAGATGAGCTTAAAGCTATTCGCGACGAGATGCGTGAAGCAGTAATTGGTGCGGCGCAGGCGGCGGGTGCAGGAAATGTACCAGCAAGTGTTCAACGTATGATTAAAGATCTTACAGAGCCTAAAATGAACTGGCGTGAAATCTTGCGCCAACAAATCCAAAGCACTATCAAGAACGACTATTCATTCCTACGCATGAATCGTAAGGGCTGGCATATGAATGCAATTTTGCCAGGGCAACAATTCCAAGAAACTATCGACATCTGTGTAGCAATTGACATGTCAGGATCAATTGGTGACGAACAAGCTAAAGACTTCTTGTCAGAAATTAAAGGCATTATGCAAGAGTACAAAGACTTTAAAATTAAAGTTTGGTGTTTTGATACACAAGTATACAACGAAGCCGATTTTGACGGATACACCATGGATGAGTTTGATGACTACGAGCCAATGGGTGGTGGTGGTACTGACTTTGATTGTAACTACGAATACATGAAAGAACACGATATTAACCCTAAAAAGTTTATTATGTTTACAGATGGATATCCATACGGTTCATGGGGTGATGAAAGCCATTGTGATGCAGTATTCATTATTCACGGTAATAACACTATTGTTCCACCATTTGGTGAATTTGCGTACTACGAAGAAGCTAAGGCAACAGCGTAATGGCGTTAAAGAATGGCAAGCCAAATCCGCTAAATTATTTTGGATTGCGGAGGGTGGAGTTTGCCGCCCCCCATTTCAAATACACTGCTATAGATAAGTATACACCAACATTACTACGTAATTTAGACAGTTGGATTAAAACTAATTTAAATAGTCGATATTATATAGGGCAATCATTAGCCCTTGATCATACTAATACTATTACATATAATACACGTATTGGATTCGAATCTGAGAAAGAACTCAGTTTCTTCACAATCGCATGTCCGTTTTTACAAACGAGATAAATTATATACACACTTAATTTAAGGAGATACCATGACTGATCAAGTGGAAAAACAAGAAGTACCAACTGGCCAAGATGCCCAAAAAGCAGACGCCAATGAATTGACAATTAATGACTTAAATGCAATGAAAGTTATTATTGATATCGCTAGCTCGCGTGGCGCATTTAAACCTAACGAAATGACAGTTGTAGGTCAAACTTATACTAAATTGTCAACATTTTTAGACCAAGTAGCCAAACAAGCAGAAGCGACTAAACCAGGAGCATAATTATGCAATCACTAAAACACGTAGGTAGAATTAAAGCATCCGGCAAGAAAGTGTTAGTAGCTTATAGAACACTACCCGGAGACGCTTATAGCTGTCTTGTAGTACCAACTGAAAACATGCCAGATGAAATGCATAACGCAATCATTAACTGTGTCGAAAGTTCAACAGCACAAGAATCGTATGAATTTGCAGATGCATTAGATCGTACACAATTTCCAAATGGTAGTCGTATGTTGCCAGCATTACATCAGCAAGGCCGACTAATCAAAATTGGTACGAGCGAAGTTGAAATGATTCCAACTATGAACGCATCTATTTTGTTATCAGAACTTAATCAAATTATTGCAGAACAACGCGGTGTTGCTGTTGATGGTTTGTGTATTAAGCCAGGTAGTAATGATAAAGTTGAAGTTAAAGAAGTTGCGTCAGCATATAATATGCCAACTGAAACTGCTGATGTAAGCAAAACAACATCATCTGCGGCAGAAGTTCCAGCCGTAGCATTGACTGTGGATGAGCAAGCTAAAGACTATCGTTCTAAAGCGGATAAACTTGCTAAAGAGGCTGCGGCTTTTAGACGCATGGCCGAGGAATTGGTTCCGACCAAAAAAGCAAAGTGATACAACAGGGAAGAATTCTTCCCAAAGAAGTCATTGATAGTTGGCCAGAAGTATTTGGAGAGGTAAAACTCCGTGTTCTACCTTTACGGTATCTCCATGCAGTTATTATCACATTTAAAGATGGCAAGATTTGGGAAGTAAAAGTTACAGCTGAAACGCAAAAGAAAGGATGGGACACTTTTGAAAGTTCGTTGTCTGAATTATTTAAGACATACGAAAACAGAATTGTCGACGTCGATTTTAAACTTGATACTGTGCGTATTAAAAAAGATATAGAAAAAAATACGCAGAAGTTTTTAAAGAAAAGAAAATTATAAATGAATGTTCAATTACTCAGTTACTCCCAACCTACACCAGAATTTGCAAATATGGGCATTGAGAATGCGCAAGAACTTATTGCGTATTGCGCCCGTGTCAGCAATCCATCAAATCAACTTAACACAGAGACATCAGATAAGCTCATCAGATACTTGGTCAAACACCAACACTGGAGCCCACTTGAAATGGTCAGTGCCTGTATTGAAATTACCACAACTAGAGACATTGCTCGACAAATCTTGCGACACAGAAGTTTTAGTTTCCAAGAATTCAGTCAGCGATATGCTGACCCTACTAAAGACATGTCGTTTGTATGTAGAGAAGCACGGTTGCAAGATCCAAAAAACAGACAGAACAGTATCAGTACAGATGATTCAGAGTTACAAGCATGGTGGGATGCTAAACAGAAATGGATCATTGAACAATCCAAAATTGCCTACACAGAAGCTATCGATAAGGGCATAGCAAAAGAACAAGCCCGTGCTGTACTGCCAGAAGGTCTTACAGAAAGTCGATTATATATGAATGGAACACTTCGTAGTTGGATTCATTTTATTGAATTGCGTAGTGCTAATGGCACACAACTTGAACATCAAGAAGTTGCCATTGCTTGTGCTAAAGTGATAGCTGAGATTTTTCCGCTAGCCACAGAGCTTCTAACCAAGTAAAATCATTTATCTTACTCAATGCCTCCTTATTGGAGGCATTTTTTTCTCCGTAGCTTTTGCCAGCGAGTGCGCCTAAGTGGGCGTAAAACCCGTATGGGACTGAATCATTTATCGTAGACCATACACTTAGCCTTGATAACGCTTCTTCATTTCCGTTTACTACTAGTTTACAACATTCTCTAAAGGCACTTCGCCATGTACTAAACGGATCTGTATTAAATGCTGTAATATTACTAACTTCTTCCATTGCTTTAAATTTACTACTAATACTCATAGTCATATCGGTACTTGTAACATCCATGTTAAGTGTAAGATTTTTTGGTAATAATTTTACACCTCCATATCCATACTCTAAACCGTTAATAGGGTTTTGACTGCGCCAAACATGTACAATATCATGCTCTTCTTTAGTAAGTTGGTAATTAAAGTTAAATGTATCTAATATAACAGCATCGGCATCTACTACCCAAAACATAGGACTGAAGCTACGTTTTGCGGCCGCAATATGTGCTTGGTGTATGCCAGTTATACCTTGCACATGTTTTGCTAACGGAAATCGTTGTTTTAACTTTGCAAAATTGTCAGCGGCATTTAGTTCGTTATAAGAAATAAAAATAATATCAAACACGGGTACGGATTATCCTTGGTGTATTATGATAAACAGTTTTAAAGAATTTACTAGATTCTGCACACGGATCGAATAGTTCTAAATCACATTCATGTTTAAGTGTTTCGCCTAACCCCATAATTTCATAAGGTAACATTTTTTCAGTTACTGCATTGTACTTAGTTACCCATTCATTAGTAAGCCATTCAAAATCACGCACATTAGCATAATCCCAATCTGTACAATTAGTAAGATATGCACCATCTCTAGCACCGTATATAGTCCATAAACCGTTTGGTACATCTGCACCAATATTACACCAAATTAAAAGTCTATGATAATTTTGCCACCAAATCTTTTTAAGGTTGCCAACTTTTGCTCCTTGGTCTAAACTCATCTTTACACCCTCACGGAAGCCTGCTCGCCAGGCTTGAAATGGACTAGCAGTTACAATACTTTCGCTGTAGTTGTCATTAAACTGGTAGTATCGATCATCAAAACAAAACTCAACTAAACCTTTAGTATCGTTAGGATCAGAATTTTCGTGAGTCCGCATTTCGTTAACAAATTTACGTGTCCATAATTTTAAGCCACCGTTACCGTACATCAGCCCGTTTACTCCAACACGACCGCACCAACTAAACACGTTTTCACTAGTAAGTCCAAGGGCGTCTAGATCAATTTCTACTTCAAGAAACTTAGGATCTACAATGTTATCTGCATCTACAGTAACAAAGTATTCTGTTTCGCTTAACTTAGCACAGGCTTTATGTGCGGCATCACTACCTTTAACTCCGTGTACACGCTTTGCCCATGGCACTTTCTTTAAAAGATCTGCATAATTTTTTTCTGCATTAGGCTCATCATAGCTTAGAAAAATGACGTCCTGATCCATAATTTTAATTATATTATTCATTTATTTTTAACCCATATGTTTTAAACACTAATTTTGAAGATATAGATATCTTATCAATACGTTTTTCAATTTTAGTTGTAAAAGGAACTGATATATGCTTTGAAGATATTAAATCAACCGAATCAACAAAAATAGTTCTAATTAAAAAATCAAAATCTGTTTCAAGTGTAACAAAGAACACTAACTTTGGTATGAGTAGACTATCGTTATATACAGCCTTAACTGATTCATTTAAACTAAACTCCCAGCATTCTAGTGGACCATTCCATACTACAATACATTCAGCTTTTTCGTTGCTGTCGGTAATCCATTCAAAAATATTATTTTTAAAAATGTACCCGTGTTCTGTGTTTGGTACAACTGCTAATACCGAAGAGCCGTCAGGTTGTCGTTTATATCCTACAAGATAATCATTAAAAGACCACGAGCCATCAATAAGTTTTTCTACTTCTGGCCAAGTTGCTTCAATGCCATACTCATAACTGTCGTCACTTTCATTACCTATAGATAGAATTTTACCGCTTTTTTTATTGTAATAAACATAATATCTTGGAGTAGTATTAAGCGATTTCTTTTTTGCCATTAGCCAAGTCCTCCAAGCGTTTTAATATTTTGCCAGTTAAAAAGTTTTTTTCTACATAATGGAATAATTTAGGCTGTATCATATTACCCAACACCATGTTACCTCTTGAGTTTAACACAAACGGAACTGCATCTTGCCAAGTTGATGGAATTATATCCCATCCTTGCAAAGGTGTCTTCATGTGTACAAATTCTAAAGGACTACATGAATCAATAACACTATTATATTGTCCAGTAATTTCAATCGCAATAGCTGTAGCTAAATCCATACTTGGCCACAATTGGGGCTCATTTGGTGCAAACGTACCTCTATTAAAATCCCAATGAGTAATTACAAATTCTAAAACTTTATAAAATTCGTACGCTACTTGATTCTTTTTAAAATAGTGTAATGCAAAATACGGATTAGTTAGTTTATTTTCAATGAATACTAATCTATGTATAGGATCATGACCTATAATTTCATTTTTATAATTTTTAACTTGAGAACAAAATTTGACATCATGATCTGCACAATAAGTCCACCATGAAGAAATATCATCAACTAACAACATATCTGCATCTAATACAATGGTTTCATCATACGGGGTTGCATAGTAAAGTTGCCAACGGTTATCAGTTTTATATTTTCCATCATTTTTAACTTCAAAAGGTATTGGAATTATTTTATCAAACGCCAACTGATATTTTTTTGGAACTTTATCATTTGTCATTAGCGATACTAGCGTAGTAGTTGACTGACTGTATTTTATACTAAGTGCTAGTGCGTATGCTTGTTCAAGATAATTTGTAGATTTTGTATTTTCTGCAAAAAGTAAGAATCCTTTAGACACCATAACCTCCGTCAATAATACGAGATAGACTGGCTTTATTCATAACATGTACATCTATACCAGATGTTTTAGCGGCAAGATATTCTCCAAGGTGGTCTTTTTTCTCAATTAAGAATTTTAATGTAGTGTTTTTTATATCAAGACATATATCTCTATCTAAAATGTACGTCATTGTACCCGGTAACTCTGTTGCAAAATCGCCAGATATTTTTCCATTCATTAGATGGATAGCAATACTAAATGCATAGTCATTTCTAAATGTAGTAGATTCAATACTATACAATGTTCTAAAATATAACCAGTTTGATTTTATGTATAATACTAAATCAAAAAATGCCTGCGTAACCGGAGTTTTATCAAATGCAAACACCGTGGCCCAGTAGAAAGGAATACTGTATTGATTAATACGTTCAAATTGTTTAGTATCTCTCCAACCTGCAAGATCAAAACTTTTTTTATAAATTTGAAAAGGTGCATCTTTTTCAAATGCAATTTTTAAGATACTCGAATTAATTATATAATCACTATCAAGTACAAGTGTACGATCATAAGGTGTCACATCGTATGCACGAAATCGAGATAAGTTTTTCCATTCACCTAGGGTAAATGCCATGGTACCGTCGTGGAATTTTTTTTGTTGTGTTGTAGATGTTTCAACAGCAATATCAATTATTTGATCAAAAGGATGATCGGGATATGCTTTTAGTAACCAGCTTTTGCTATCAGTAGCAATACTAACAGGAACATTTAAGAATTTTTTTATACGCTCTGCGGCAAATACTGCCAGCTTGACATAATCCATATTTGCATTGTTGTGGGCAAAGATTAAGGCACCTTTACTCATAACTCAACAATATCTCCAATCTTTCTTTTTGATTTAATTTCAGCAAACTTAATCGAATACGTGTTTAATGCTGTCATATAGTTTAACAACACCGTGTCAAAAAACGCTTGTACATCAGTAATAACAATTGGAAAGTTATCAACATCTACAAAAGGAACATCGTGAGTATAGCCTAAATCTAATACGGTTTTTGTAAAGTTAATGAGTTCTGGACCAATAAGAAATGTGCCGCCGTTAGAATAGTAAATTAACTGTTGGTTAAATTCTTCTAAAACTATTTTTCGTTGGTTTGATAATGTTGCCAAATAGTTAGCAACAGCAAACGCTTTTTCAATTCTTTCATCCATAAAGACACCTCAAGTAGTATATAATACACTACTATAGTTATCTTGTCAAGAGCTATGGTTGAAAATTATTAAGCGATACCAGTTGTTGACGCTGGGGGAACTGGTCTAGAAACGTTAGTTCCGGATGGGCGATAAACTTGAACTGTACTTGTTAATGTACCGTCTACGTTTTCGTCAATACCAAATCCTGGTTCTGGTAGGCTTGGGGGTGCCTGTGAATCATCTGCAAAATGGATGGTAAAATATCCAATTCTACGATCTGATGTACTATTAACACGAGCATATATAAAATATTTGTTTGG